TATAGTTATGCATGATAATGAAACAGATAAGATTTATGTAAATATTCTAGGATTTAATATTCTTGGAATACATGGAGAAGAAAAAAATATATCACAAACTATAAGAGATTTTCAGTATATATATAATACAAATATAGACTATTTAATATATGGTCATAAACATCATTCAAATAATGAAGAACTTGGTTTTTCAAAAGGGTGTATAGGTGTAGGTGGTATTATAGGAATAGATGATTATAGCATGAAGTTAAAAAAAATATCAGATCCGTCTGCAACATTCATAATTCTTGAAGAAGATGCCGGGAAAACAATAGAATATAGAATTAAACTATAGGAGGATTAAATATGATTATAGAAATAGATGGAATTAGATTTAATGCAATGGAAGTAAAAGTAGATCAAAATTTAGAAGAACATTTGATGCCAACAATGCCAACAATAGAAGGAAATATAGTAACAGGAGATTTATTTCAAAGAATATTACAAGAATTACAAAATTTACAAAAAGAATTAGATTCGCCAGAAGAACAATATGAAGAAAACGAGGCATTCTTAGACCATTATGTAGAATTACTTATGGAAAATGCAAAGTGCAAAAATTGCACAAGAGATATATTGATGAACTTTATGGATGAAATAATATATAAGATGAATTAATTTATTAATTTGTCATGGTGTTCCGCAGCCATAAATGCGGAAATTAACTGGGTGTAGGGAAGTTGGTTATCCCGCATGCCTTGGGTGCATGAGACCGTTGGTTCAAATCCAGCTACTCAGATAAATAAAATAACTTAGTACATACAATTTATTGTATGTATTTTTTATTGGAAAAAAGGAGTGAATAAAATGCCTAAAACAAAAAAAGTTAATAAATTAACTAAACCTAAATTAGAAGGTATAGTTTGTGTAAAATGTGGAAAAGAAAAAAGGTCGGTAGAATTTTATATATCATATAATAAATTACATGATGGTACTGGTAAATTACCTTATTGTAAAAATTGCATACAAAATATGTGTTTAGATAATAAAGGAAGATTACAAATAGAATTAGTTAAAGATATGTTAAAAACTATAGATAGACCATATCTACATGATTTATATATAACTTCATTTAATACTAGTAAAATAAATCCAGTAGGTATTTATATGAAAAATTTAGCTTTAAAAGATTATAGAGAAAAAACTTGGGAAGATTCATTTTTTGAAAATGGAACAAGTACGAATATTATGAATAGAAATAATGAAGAAAGATCGTATACTATTTCTACAAAATCAATAGAAATAACTGATACTATGATAGAAATGTTTGGTGCGGGATATACAGATGAAGAGTATATAGCAATGCAAAAAAAATATTTATTTTTAAGAAATAATTATGGTGATAAAACAAATTTACATATAGAAGCTTTAGTTACATATATTAGATTTAAAGTTAAAGAAGAAATATTAACTGCTAATGGAAAAGTTACAGAAGCAGAAAAATGGGCAAAAATGGCTACAGTGGCTGCTGAAAAAGCAAAAATAAATCCGTCACAATTAAGTAAATCAGATTTAACTGGTGGTTTAAATAGTTTTGGAGAATTAATAAAAGCAGTAGAACAGGCAGTAGATGTAATACCTATATTACCACAATTTAAATACAGACCAAATGATTCATTAGATTTTATTATTTGGTGTTATATAAATTATGCTAGAGATTTGAGAGGTATGCCACAATGTAATTATGAAGATGTTTATAAATTCTATGATAGAAAGAAAGCGGAATATTTAGAGCAATATGGAGATCCTTATAATATATTTAAAGGAGATACGACAGAAGGTAATAGAGAAGTTATTTCTAAATTTGTTACTAATCCTGAAAAAAATATAGCAGGTGATGATAATAATGGCTAAAGGAACTATACATGAAACAAATGAATGTAATTATAAAAACAATAAATTTAGAAATGTAAAATCAAATAATAGCGTTGATAGTATGGGAGAAGAAAATAAGACTTCTTTTGATAAAAATTTAGATAAATATATAGATTTTGCTAGTTGGATGATCTGGTTTCCCGATCTTTTTTTGGATTTAATAGCACCACAAGAAGGTGGAATTAAATTACATGCAGATCAAAGAATATATTTAAGAAGTATTTGTAGATTTATGAGTACTTATGGAGTATTTCCCCGTGGATACGGAAAAACTTTTAATGAGGTTTTAGCAATGTTTATAGTTGCTATAAGATACCCAGATATAGAATTATCAATGACAGCACAAACTAAAGAAAATGCAGCAGAAATACTAAAAGATAAAGTAGATGAAATTATAAAATTTTATCCAATGATGGAAAATGAAATATCATATAAAAAGTTTTCTAAAAATGATGCAGAAGTTAAATTTGTTAATGGTAGTAGAGTCGATTGATATACAAGTCGCTTTATATAGTAATATATAAATGAAAATTCGGTGAACCCAGAAATCTGGGGTGTGGTAACTATTGTTACTGCTAACGATGAAAATCTAAGTTGTTAAAAAATAATCTAAAATATATTTAAAATAAAAGTAGGTGTTGTATATGGGAAAATATGAAAATAAATATACAACAAAACTAGCAGAAGAATATGCAAAACAATTTGATTGTGATTTAATTTCTGAATATATAGGAATGAATGAAATAAAAAATATTTTAGATAATTTTTTTAAATAATATGACAATATCGTGCCAAGCCTCATAAGAGGAAGGTGTAACGACTATTCCGCAAGGAAGTACATTTAAGGTGAAATTCCTTATTTGGAAGTGCCGAACATCCTATATAAATAGGATGAAGAGATAGTCTACTCCCGCTTTTGGATAAGCGTTAAAATACTAGAAAACTAGGGGTATAAAGGATATTAGCAAATGCACAAACATCTAAAGGTCAAAGAAGAAAAAGAATTAATATAGAGGAATCTGCGTTATTAGATAACGTAACATTTCAAGATGCTTTAAAACCTATTGTAGAAGTTCCAAGATATACAGTTGGTAAACTTGGAGTAGTAGATCCAGAAGAATTACATCAACAAATAAACTTTTTTACAACTTCAGGATTTAGGGGTTCAGATGAATTTAATAGAAATCTAAGAATGCTTGATGGTATGGAAAGTTTAAGTGGAGAAATGGTTTTAGGATCAGATTGGCACCTAGCTTGTTGGTATGGTAGAGGTTCTACAAAATCAGAAATATATAGAAAAAAAGCAGATATGAGTCCAATATCATTCGCACAAAATTATGAAAGTAGATGGGTTGGAACAGTTGATGGAGCTTTAATAAATATAAATAAATTTCTTAATCTTAGAACTTTATCTAAATCAGAAATAAAAGCAGAAAAAGATGGAGAATATTATTTAGGAGTCGACGTTGCGAGATCAGCAGACACATCTAATAATCAAACTTCTATTTCAGTTATAAAAGTTATAAGGAATAAAAATAATAAAATACAATCATTAAATTTAATTAACATAATTAATATATCTAATGCTTTAAATTTTACAGATCAAGCAAGAGAAGTAAAAAAAGCAAAATTACAATATAATGCTAGAATGGCAGTAGTAGATACAAATGATTTGGGTGTTGGTTTATGCGATGAATTAATGAAAGAATCTTTTGATCCACAAACTGGTAAAAGTTTAGGTTGTTGGGATACTATAAATACAGAAGCTAAACCAGAAACAGATGGAGCGGAAAGATGTATATTCGATTTAAAACCACAATCTGCAAATAGTCAAACAATAGTTTGTTTTATAGGTATGGTTGATGGTGGAAAATTAAGATTATTAGAAAAAAAACAAAATACAGATTATGACATAAATGATAATGATAATTATATAAAAAATGTATTACCATTTATAAATACAGATTTATTAATAGAAGAAGTTGCTAATCTAAAACTTAAACAATTAACTGGAGGGAAATTAGCAGTAGAAAAATTATTATCAAAAATAAATAAAGATAGATATTCATCTTTATCTTATGTATTATGGTATATAGATACTTATGAAAGTAATATAAATGATACTAGTGTAGATCAATTTGAAATATTAACACAATATACAGGATTTTTTTAGAAAGGAGGAAATGATTAAATGTCAAATGAAATAAATGAAAACAAAGAGAGTTTAACGGAATCGGAAGTATATAATGTTTTAGAATTTGCAAGAAATATGTATAATATATATCCAAATGTTTTTACTCCTCAATTAGTTAATTCAAGAATGAAAGATGTAAATATTAATCCACTACAAGGAACAAAAGATAGTATAAATGCGGCTTTATTAAAACCGAAAGACAATGAAAAGAATTTAATTGGATATTCAGAATATTTTGAATATACAAATATGCTTTATAAAAGAATGCTTAACTATCTTGGTAATATGGTATCATTTGATTTAACATACACTTGCACTAATGCAACAGAAGAAGAATTGAAGAGCAAAAAATATAAAAATGATTTAAAAATAGTGCATAATTTTTTAGATAATTTTGATGTTAAAAAAGAATTTAAAAGAGTTGCTAGAATGCTAGTAAGACAAGAAGGATTTTTTTGTGTGCTTAGAAAAGATGGAGAAAAATATGTACTACAAGAATTACCAATGGATTATTGTTTGATTACAGGAAGATGGGATTATGGATATTTATTCGATTTTAATATGATTTATTTCTTCTCAAACCCGGGCGTAGATATAGATATGTACCCAGATATATTTAAAGAATATTATAATAGAGTTACAAATAAAATACAAAATCAATCATCATATGATCCTTCATTAAATATAGAATGTAGGGATGGAAGTTGGGTTTACTATACACAAACAAGTCCATTAGATGGTATGTGGGCATGGAAATTTAATCCAGAA